CCCGGCAAAGGTGCAACTTCGACTCAAGAAACTGCAAAGCAAAATGACGAGGCTCTTGGAATCTCTCCAGTCGGTCCTGACGGGAAGCCTTTGACCTTTAAAGAAAGAGTCAAGGCTCGTTACGATGCTTTGATAGCGTTAGGACTTGGAGAGGACGAGGCAAAAGACATTCGCTCGGACAAGAGCTACAACCTGATGATGTTGGGACTTCGTATTGCAGCAGGGCAAGATCCAAGCGCCTTGACGAATATTGCAAGGGCTGGTGCAGAACAGCTTCAGGAGTTTGGTGAAGTAACTGGTGAACAGCAGCAACGTGAAGCAGAACGTAAGAGTGCTGTTCAAATGTTGGCTGTAAGTGACGTTTCTGAAGAAATTAAAAACGAGGCTGCACGACAATTTGCAAGAGAAGAAAGAAGAGAAACGGAACAAAATCAATCAAGAGAAGCCGCGATTGCACGAACTTGGCAAGCTGGTCAAAACAGAGAAGCTAGAGAATTCCAGTACGACATGAATATGTTTGATAAACATTACGCTGCTATGGAAAAGCAGCTTGATCGTGAGCATCAAAGGGCAGCGCAAATTCTTGGCGAAGAGTATGCTAACCAGCGTGCAAAGAACGAGGCTGATTTAAGAGTCGCTCTTGCTAACGCTGCCAGTGAAGATCAATTTAATCTTGCTCTTGCCAACTACGAGTTTCAGGCAGAACAAGCTGCGATTGGACGAGTCTATGATTTAGACAAACTTATCTTGACTCAACAGTTTGCAAAAGAACAAGGCATAGACGAAAGAGAGTTTAGATACAGACTTGAAGCCCTACCTCCTGATACTCAAAGACTTTACGAGGCATACTTGTCTCCCGAAGAGATTAGTGCTGTGCTTACCAAGGATGTCACTGGCGGTAAAAAACTTCTTCAGGGGTACACTGAGGCTCGATTTGTTCAGGACGCTTTAAAAGATCAAAACCGACGTGATGCAGCCACAGATGAGATCATCGCTGAGTTTAAAAAGAATAACCCTGGCATGGCGGTTCCAGAAATTGGTGAAAATGAGCTATCCGCGTTTTTTGCGAATGTCTACAAGAGGGCTGGATTCGGTGGAGATGACTAGGAGTTAGTTATGTCAGACTTACTGACATCTGTTTTTGGTGAAAATTATCAAAAAAACCTAAAGCAAGACACTAGCCCAGAGCAAGAATCCACCTTTCAAGAAATTGGTGAGGGTATAGCTTCTGGTCTTTTGGGCATACCACAAGGTATCGCGGAACTTGGTGCTTCGGGGTTTGATCTCGTTGCCGATACAAACTACGCCAGAGATGTCACAGACTTTTTTGAAGGCGCTCGTGCTGCTGCCGGCATTGATCCGGAGGGTGCTGCTGGCGAGATCGCCGAAGTTGTTTCTCAGTTTGTTGTCCCAGGTTTAGGCGCGGCAAGCCTTGTCAGTAAAGCTAAGATTTTAGCGAACGCTCCTAAGTTTATACGCGGAGCAGCGCAAGCTGGTGCCGCTGGAGTTACGGATGCTGTTGTTACCACCGAAGGAACAACAACTATTGGTGACTTTTTTGAGGGTGGGCCAACTCAGACCACAGAGCTTATTGGCTTAGAAGGCAGAGAGGCCGCTTTAGCTAGAATGGGGAACAAGCTAAAGTTTGGCTTTGAAGCTGCTGGTGCCACAGCTTTGATCGAACCCACCTTGAAAGCTATTGGCTTTGCGGGGAAAACAGCAACTAATGTTGCCGCTCCGGTGGCTGCTCCGGTAGCTCGTAAAGCTCTTGAAGCTGGGACTGCTTTGTCTTCAGCTACAGGTGATCTTGTTCAGAAGCTTCCGTTCGTGACTCCAGAACGCATGGAAGACATAGCTTCGGTATTCCGCTTTCGTGGAAACCTTCCACAAGATGTTGCTGAAGTTCGTTCCACGATTCGAGGTAAAGTCGAGGCAGAGGCAACTGCTGCTTTCACCTCTGTGTCTCAACTCCGTAAAAACATAGACAAAGCATACAAGGGTGTTGAAGAGGTTATGGTGGGACAAACTCCCATGACTCGTGCTGATTTAAACAACAACTTGTACGGGTATCTAACCGGTGAAGTTGGCGAGGATTTGCTTCCTGACTTTGTCAAAACGCAGGCAAAAGCCATGCGTAAACAGGTTGATACTCTTTCTAACAAGATATTGAAGTCTGACATTATTCAAGACAAAGAGGCGGTTGTAACTCAGATAAAGGGCAACATCGGCTCATACCTCCGTCGGAAGTACAAAATCTTTGAAGATGCAAATTATCAAAGCACAGATGAATTTAGGCAAGCTCGTGCCGATACAGTGAAACTGTTCATAGATAATCCAAAGGTCTATGAAAAATTTTTTAAACAGGTAAAAGGCGGCAAAGATGAGCTACCTGTTGTTGTGCCAGAAGAAGACTTTATTGGAGTTGGAAAATCTAGACGGGTAAAGGAATCCGCAGCAGAGGAACTTGTCTCTGACTTTTTATCTAAGGCCAACAGCCACAGAAAAGGTTACTCTCCAAAAAAAGGTTTAGTCTCCACTCGAACTGCTGTGGATAAACTGAAAACAGATTTGTTCAAAGCACGCACGGTAAACAACGAAACCATTCGTCGTCTTCTGGGTGAAGTTAAAGATCCTGAAGAGGCGTTTATATCTACTGTTGCTGATATGGCAGAGTTCACTGCCACGGATGATTTTCTTTCGTATCTTGCGAGAACGGGAGAAAAGGGAACAGGCGAAGGTATCCTTAGTAAGGAGGCTTTTGAACGGTTGAGTCCAGAACTAAAAGATGGATATCAGCTTTTGAAAGAAGACTATTGGGGCATGGCGCAAGGAATGGGTGTCTCTAATAGAGTTTATCGTGATCTAACTAGGGTGGTCTCTGGAGATGAATCTGGCATCATGGCTACCACCGCTCGAAATGCTTATTCTGCATTTCTTAGAGGTAAGGGCGCCACTCAGTTTTCAAAGACTGTTCTATCTCCTATCACACAAATACGAAATGTAACCTCCGCTTCTCTGTTCGCACTGGCGCAAGGAAACGTGGGACGTGGCGCCAATGTGTTCGAGTCTTTCAACACTGTCTTTGACAACATACTAAAACGAGGAGACAGCGTAGATTACTACACCAGGCTACAAAGACTCGGTGTGATTGGAAATCAGGCTCAGATTCGAGAAATTGATCGCTTGATGAGAGAAGGTCTGGGCGTCACTCGCGAAGCTGATGAAGTCGTTGCTGGTGTCCGTGTTGGCAAAAAAGCAGGCAACATGTTCACTCGATCTAAGGGCGGGGCATTCCTGCAAAAAGGGACAGGTCTTGCCCGAGAACTATATCAGGGCGGTGACGATGTCTGGAAGATCTACAACTTCGAGTTCGAGCGGAGCAAGATAACTTCTGCTTTTGGAACTGAAAAACAGGCCGCAAAAGTAATACGTGCCTCTAACCCTGAACGATACAGAGGGATGTCAGGCAAAGAAGTTTTAGATGATTACGCTGCGGATATAGTTAAAAACACTGTTCCTAACTACGAGAGAGTTCCAGAGTTCATCAAAGGTATTCGTAAGCTGCCTGTCGGTAACTTCATTGCCTTCCCGGCAGAAATCATACGCACCAGCACAAACACCTTAAAACAAGCACTAACGGAACTCTCTAGTAAGTCTCCAGAGCTACAGCGTATTGGCATGCGTCGTTTAACTGGACTGACTTTTACAACGATGGGGGCACCGATTGCTCTTCAGCAAACAGCAATGATGTTGACTGGAGTTGATGAAGAACAGCTTGATGCTGTTCGTCGAAGCGGTCCGTCATGGGCAAGAAACAGCAGACTTATACCCACAAGTGTTGATGACGACGGGAACCTGACCGGTTACATGGATTATAGCTACACTAATCCATACGATTATCTTCAGCGTCCAATTCAAGGTATCTTCAACGCAGTCCTTGATGGTAAGGATTTGGGCAAAGACCCTGGAAAAATTGCTCTTGATGCCGGCATGCAGGCAGTTTCTGAAATATTCGAGCCGTTTGCTGGTGAGTCAATCATCACCGAAAAGATTATCGACACAACTTTGCGAAATGGACGCACTAAGACTGGTGCCAAAGTCTATCGAGATGTGGATGAAACAGGATTGAAAGCGTACAAAAGCTTTGTTCACATTCTTGATGCCTTCAATCCTGGCATGTCGCCGGTGGAACTAAAGGCGCAAAAGAAAACCACTCAGTTGCCCGGTATAGAAATGGGTCGATTCTTCCGTGGTATGGTCAGCAGCGAAGCAGATCCCGCAGGCAATGAGCGTTTCGCTGCGACTGAATTCCTACGTGCATTTACAGGTCTTTCCGAAATAGAAGTAAAACCCGATAATATTGTGATGTACTCTTCGTTTGATTATTCCGGAGACATCACAGGTGCGCGTCAGATATTTAACACAGCGGTCAAAACTCGTGGCACTTTAACAGATAACGAAGCCACAGAAGTCTACCGAAATGCGAACGAAGCTTTGTTCCGTGTTCAGAACAAAATGTATCAGACTGTTCAGGACATGAGAGCGTTAGGCATGCGTGATTCTGAAATACGTAAAGCTCTGAAGAAGTATAAAATAGGTGATGTTGGTCAGTTAATGCGTGGTCGATTTGTCCCTATGGATATCAGCACGGAAACAAGAAGAGAAGTTCGTGCAAACGGAAATCGTCTTCCATTCCGTGAGATACGTAGCATTGCTAGAGAGTTTCGCAATCGTCCTCTCGGGGAGTCTGCTAGAGAGGACAGACCCAAAGTCGTTGCACCTAGTCCTTCAGCCAAAGCACCTGCGCCTGCACCCGCACCTCCAACAACAGTGGTCACACCACCGCCTCTTCCCGCACCTCCGGCGGCGACACCCGGCTCTGTATCTTCAACTCCACAAACCCGTCAAGCACTGGCAGGTCTTAACCCACGAACGCAGCAGATAGCAGCGAGGAACCCATGAACCTAGATCAACTGCAAAAAGAGTTAGCAGCCGACGAAGGATGCAAACTGGAAATTTATTTGGACCATTTAGGTTACCCTACCGTCGGGATTGGGCACCTTATTCACGAAGATGACGACTTGCACGGCCTGGAAGTAGGCTCTGAGGTCTCTCAGGAGCTTGTCGATGAACTATTCCACGACGATGTGCAACGAACTCTACGAGATTGCGAAATATTGTATCATGATTTCAATGACTTACCGGAAGACGCCCAATTGATCATCGCGAACATGTGCTTTCAATTAGGCCGACCTCGCCTGTCTGGCTTCAAAAAAATGAAGGCAGCAGTCGATTCGAGGGACTTCCGCGAGGCCAGCGTCCAGATGCTCGATTCGAAGTGGGCTAAACAGACTCCGAATCGAGCGAATCGTTTGGCTGATCGAATGGCGGCGCTATCCAAAACAGTTTAGCTGCATCACTTCTTTGTCTTTTTGTTCCTGCTGCCCTTGGGTCTACCGCGTTTCTTCGGGGCAGCTTTCTTGGGTGCAGCCTTCTTCTTCACTGGTGCTTCGCCCCCAACCCACGCTTCGTTGAATGTCGGCGTAGACTTGTCGTCGCCGATCAATCGTCCGTTGATATCTCTGGCCCGTTCCGGCTCCTTAACGAGTGACGGAAAGAACAGCTTAAAAATACTCTTGATCATGTTTTACTCCTCGTTTTTTCAAGATCAACAGGTACAAAATCAAACTCCATACATCTGGCGGACCAGCCTGCAAAGTCTCCACTTAGCATCTTTTCTTCCATCCGCTCGATAAACTCCTCTGGTTTAGGACACTCATCAACAACGATAAGTTCGCCCCTGAATGAACCATCAAACATAACAAAGGCAATAACCAGTACGTTTAGGATCACCCAACCTCTCCCCAGTTAGCTCCAAGCTCCACATCAACATCGAAGGGAACTTTCAGTCCTTTCACGCAAGTTGACATAATTTCACTGATACGAGCAGCCTGTTCATCAGAGTTCACATTAAAACACAACTCGTCGTGAACCGTGAGAATTGGTGTAAAACCTTCGGCGTAACAATCGATCATTGCCTTCTTGGTTTGATCGGCACTCGAACCTTGAATCAGTTTGTTCAGCGCCTTGTATGTAAAAGCCGGACGGATAGCACCGCGCCCACCATACTCTTTGGCCGCTTCTTCCAACGGCAACGCCTTGTTAAAGCCGTACATCTTTGGCTCCCACATGTTGAACCGGCACTTCCGGCCCAGTGCTGTGCGTATGAATCCATTCTTCTCTGCACGATACATAGCCAAGTCTGCCATGCCCTTCACAAACGGAACTTTCTCATGATACTTGCGGAGCAACTGTGTGGCCTCTTGCTCCTCGATATCCAAGACACCTGCCAGCTTCTTCTTACCCATGCCATACATGATCCCAAGGTTCACCGTCTTGGCTTCCTTGCGGCTGACACCAGCTATGTCGGCTACCTTTTGGTGGAAGTCTGCATCTCCGTCGTGATACTCTTGTACCACCTCCTGGATCATGGGATGCGGGTTAGATCGGGACGCACAATAGTGAGCCAGCCACCTCGGCTCTTGCGAAGCGTAGTCAAACGATCCCCACTGGTAGCCCTCCTCCGGTATGAAGAGGCCACGTATCATCTTTTTTATTTCTGGGTCACGCGCCGGGATCTGCTGGAGATTCGGATTGGACGAAGAAAATCGTCCGGTAACTGTGCCCCCTTCATCTGAACGAAGAGGGTGAAAATCACAATGGATACGACCATTATGCGAATGCTCAAGTATCGTTTCAATAAATGTCGTGTTGGCTTTGTTAAACTCGCGAAGACGTACAATCTTCTGCGCGACAGGGTGCTCATGATTCGCAAGAAAAGCCTTTGTAAAGGCGGGAGCATTAGATTTTTCTGTCCTCTCGTATTTGATCCCGAGCGCGTCGAACGCCTTTGCTATAGATGTGGCAACCCACGGCTCCACAAAGACGCCAGTCTCTACCTTTATTTCTTCAAGTAACGTGTCCTCTCGGGACTTGAGTTCCTTTCGGACCTGCTCTGCTCTATCAATATCTACACGAACACCTGCCTGTTTCATATCCAGCAGCAGCGGAGTCAGCGAAGACTCCAACTCAAAGATGCCTGTGCACTCATCTTCACGAAGCTCCTGCTCCAGACGATCCCACAAACGCAAGGTCACAGCAGCATCTTGTTCGGCATACGGACCAACGAACTGACTAGGCAGTCGCCACATCTCAGACTTTGGATCCACGGCAAAATACTCAGCCGCCTGCCGCAGCAGCTTTTCATTCTTCGACTCGCCGAGATAGTCACGAGCCAAGGAGTTCAGGTTGTAGAACCTGCGGTTCTCGTTCAACAGAGGCGCCGCCACCATCGTATCGATGACTCTGCCCTGAACCTCTATGCCTGCCCAGCGTAGCCAGCCCAGATCGTACAGCGCGTTGTGCATGACCTTGTCTATCTTTGGTGTGGCTAGCTGTTTCTTGAGCCAGGTAACAACTTTCTTCTCTGATATGTTACCCCCGCCGTCATGACGCACAGGGTAGTAGCCAACAAAGTCTCCGGCAGCGACGGCGTAGCCGATGACATACCCATCGTCCCTACACCATCCCGGTCCCAGCCGAGTCAGGTTCGGATCCCGAGTCTCAAGGTCGATGGATATCCTGTCGTGCTTTGTCAGGTCAGGAAAGATAGACGGCGGTGACCACGAGCCTTCAACACTGGAGGCTGCGACACGCTTCAGTTCTTCCGCGTCTAGTATGTCAAACTGATGTTTCTTGCTCATCGTTCGAAATCTCTCCCCCGAGTGCGGCGTATCCAATGATGTCTACCCACGAATCGTCCTTGTGCATATCCTCGGCAAGACGTGCTAGCTTCAAACCAATCATCATCGCCGTCACTTCTGTCGGCGTGATCTGTTTCAGCAGCTTCGCACGGAGCAGCACGTTCCAGATCGTGGCAATTCGCTCGTGGTTCAACAGCGCTGGACCATAGTCATCGGCCCTCGGACCGTTGATTAGTTCCTCTGCTTTCTTCAGAAAGTCCTCTCTGCTTTTCATATCTCGTACCTTATCTTGCCAGACTCCACGATGTGTAGATTTTTGCGCGCCCGAGTTGCACCCACATAAAACACCCGCGCCTCATCATCAGGATCGTT